TTTAGAACTTTATCTATTTTTCCATCACACCTTGTCAGTGCTCAGCAGAGAAGAATTGAGGAGAAAACCTATCCATTTGAATTTCTTGATATCTATAGAACCTCTGATGGAAATGTAGGTATAGAAACAACTTCTAAACTTCCTATAATGGAATTCCCAATAACTAAAAACACGGAGGATAAATCTGGTGTTTTGGTAGTTTGGGAAAGACCCACTAAAGATCCTGAGTTTGGGACTTATTATGCTTCTATTGACCCCGTGTCAGAAGGTAAGACAACTACCTCAGAATCACTATGTTCCATATATATTTATAAAAGTCCTGTAGAGGTGACTAAAAATAATGGATCAGAAATTCAAACTTATATAGAAAGAGATAAGATAGTTGCCGCTTGGTGTGGTAGATTTGATGACATTAAAAAAACACACGAGAGATTAGAGCTAATTATTGAATGGTATAATGCCTGGACTATTGTGGAAAATAACATACCACAGTTCATCACATATATGATAGATAGAAAAAAGCAAAGATATTTAGTACCAAGAAGTCAAATCCTTTTCTTAAAGGATATTGGTGCTAATGCTAATGTCTATCAGGAATATGGCTGGAGAAATACAGGTACTTTGTTCAAGAGTCACATGCTTAGTTATGCTATTGATTTTCTAACAGAAGAGTTAGATCAAGAGGTAACTGCAGATGGTAAAGTACTTAGAACTCAATATGGCATAGAAAGAATTCCAGACCCCATGCTTTTAAAAGAAATGATGGAGTATAGGGATGGTGTAAACGTGGATAGATTAGTTTCTTTTGCAGCACTAATTGCTTTTGCTAAAGTGCAGCAAGCTAATAGAGGATACAAAAAGAGATATGAAGAAACTGATCTAGCTAAAAAGTTGGATAACTCCAATAAATTCAGTAAATTAACTAGGAGCCCATTTCGCCATGTCGGGGGTGGATCTCGTGGTACTGGTATGAAACCATTAAGACAACCGTATAGAAATTTAAGATAATATGCAAGTATATAATGCAATGCAGATTAAGGCTGGTGCCAAGACAGAGTACAACAAAATGGGTACTCTCAACCAGCCTATTCAGTTTTTACCAAGATCCAAAAAAGATAAAGATTGGGCGGCATGGTGTCTTGACTGGCTAGAATGGCAAGGTCTTAAAATGGTTAGACGTAATGCCCGCAGGTTGATGAAAAACTATAAACTTGCTAAGGGTATTATTGATAGAACAGACTATATCATTGAGGAGGATAATGAATATGCAGATCTTATTGATACTCTTACCAAAGAGGATGCATCAGCATTAGAACTTAAATTCTATCCAATTATCCCTAATGTAGTTAATACTCTTACCTCTGAATTTGCTAAGAGATCAACCCGGGTTACATACGGTGCAGTAGATCAATATTCTTACAATGAAATGCTTGAGAAAAAGAGAGCTGAAGTTGAAGAATTATTAGTGTCTGAAGCCAAGCGTAAAGTTGCAATGAAACTTGTTGAAATGGGTGCAGACCCACAGTCAGAAGAGTTTCAGCAACAGATGTCACCTGAAAATCTAAGAAGCCTACCTGAGATTGAAGCATTCTACCAGAAAGATTACAGATCTATGGTAGAACAATGGGCTGAGCATCAGCATAGAGTTGATACTGAAAGATTCTACATGGATGAATTAGAGGAGAGAGGTTTCCGAGATCTTCTTATTTCAGACAGAGAATTCTGGCACTTTAAGATGATGGAGGATGATTATGATGTAGAGTTGTGGAATCCAGTAATGACATTCTATCAAAAGGCTCCTGAGACTAGATATATTTCTGATGGTAACTGGGTTGGTAAGTATGATATGATGACAGTTGCTGATGTTATTGACAAGTATGGTTGGTTGATGACAGAAGAGCAAATGTCTTCTATTGAACTTATCTATCCTGTAAGATCAGCTGGTTACCCAATCCAGGGTTATCAGAATGATGGTACTTACTATGATGGTACAAAGTCACATGACTGGAATACTAATATGCCATCATTAGGGTACAGACAGTTTACCTCAATGTGGGATAGTGCTGTTTATGGTGGGGATATTGTAAACTGGATCATGATGGAGAATGAAGACTACCTAGATATGGGTATGTCTAACCTTCTCCGTGTCACTACAGTATACTGGAAATCACAAAGAAAAGTAGGTCACTTAACCAAAATCACTGAGTCCGGTGATGTAATAACCGATATTGTAGATGAAGACTATAAGGTTACTGATAAACCCGAATACAACACGACCCTTGTATCTAACAAGAGTAAGCACACACTTGTATTTGGTGAGCATATTGACTGGATCTGGATCAATCAGGTTTGGGGTGGTGTAAAGATTGGACCTAATAGACCTACATTCTGGGGTACAAATAATCCAGGTGGTATTACACCTATCTACTTAGGTATTAACCAAAACCACATTGGACCTCTCCAATTCCAATTCAAGGGTGATAGTTCACTCTATGGATGCAAACTTCCTGTAGAGGGTTCTATCTTTTCTGATAGAAATACCTACTCTAGATCTCTTGTGGATCTAATGAAGCCATTCCAGATTGCCTACAATATTGTAAATAACCAGATTGCTGATATCCTTGTAGATGAATTAGGTACAGTAATTATGATTGACCAGAACTCTTTACCAAGACACTCTCTGGGAGAAGATTGGGGAAAGGGTAACTATGCTAAGGCATATGTGGCAATGAAGAACTTCCAGATGTTGCCATTGGATACATCTATTACTAACACTGAGAATGCTCTAAACTTTAACCATTTCCAGAAACTGGATATGTCACAGACTGAGCGTTTAATGTCAAGGATTCAATTGGCTCAGTACTTTAAGAGTCAGGCATTTGAGGTAATTGGTATTACCCCACAGCGTCTGGGTCAGGAGATTACTAGACAAACAGCTACTGGTATAGAGCAGTCTATCAATGCTAGTTATGCTCAAACTGAAACTTACTTTATCCAGCACTGTGACTATTTGATGCCACGGGTGCATAAAATGAGAACAGACTTAGCACAGTACTACCAGTCTACAAAACCTTCAGCAAGACTGAATTATATAACTTCTCTTGATGAGAGAAAAAACTTTGAGATAAATGGTACTGATCTTCTTCTTAGGGATCTTAACATATTTACTACTACCAAAGCCAACCAGAGAGCGATTCTTGAGCAGCTTAAGCAGCTTGCTCTTAGTAACAATACTTCTGGTGCTAGTATCTATGATCTGGGTAATATTATTAAGTCTGACTCTATCTCTGAGGTTACACATATTCTTAAGGCAACTGAGAAGAAGAATGACCAGATGAGACAGCAAGAAATGCAACAGCAACAGCAAATGCAGGAGCAAATGCTTCAGGCTAGACAGGAAGAGCAGAAAATGAAGATGGAATTTGAGTCTACTGAGAATGATAAAGATAGACAATCTAGAATTCTTGAGGCACAGATTAGATCTGCCGGCTATGGCTCTATGCAGGATATCAATGAGAACCAGCAGTCTGACTACTTAGATGCCCTTGATAGAATCCAGGAAAGTGAAAACTATCAGGCTACAATGGATTTGAGTAGAGAGAAGGAAAGCAATAGGATGATGCAGAATAGGGAAAAGATGGCTATTGAAAATAAGAAAATAAATACTCAAAAAGAGATAGCTCAGACCCAATTACAGATTGCTCAGGAGAACAAAAACAAGTATGATAGAGTCAAAAAATCAGAGGAAAAGAATACAAAGAAGAAGAAGTAGCTATAATATGCGCTTTATTTTCAAAAAGCAAAAAATTTTTAAAGTTTAGCAGCATACATTTGTATATATTATTAGTGTAGTTATTAATTAAACCAACAAAAAATATGAGCAATTCACAGGACACAACAGTAGTAGAGCAGGTCGATATTGACTTAGACAATATACTAGGTACTCCAGGAGCAGATAATATTATGCTTCCAGAAGAGAAAAAGCCTAATGTATTTTCTAAAGGAAGTGTAGACACCTCGTTCATTGACAAACCGGATGACTCAACAGATGATTCATCATCTCAGAGTAAAGAAGACTTCTTAGCTGTATTAGCAGATGTTGATCCAGAAGATGCTTCTTTAACACAGGAACCTACCTTTGACGAACCTAAGAAGTCACCTGGTAGATCTAAAATGAGTAAAGATGGTACAATTGAGCTTGTTAAAAAGCTTATTGATGCCGGTCAGATTATTCCATTTGATGATGAAAAGTCTATTGAAGACTATAGCTTAAATGATTTTGAGGAACTTCTCCAAGCTAATTTTGAAGAAAGAGAAAACAAAATCAGACAATCTACCCCAGCTGAATTCTTTCAGTCTCTTCCTGAAGAACTCCAAGTAGCTGCTAAATATGTAGCAGATGGAGGTCAGGATCTTAAAGGCTTATTTAGAGTCCTCTCTCATGTAGAAGAGACCTTTGAACTAGACCCAGAACAACCATCACATCAGGAAAGAATTGTAAGAGAATATCTTACAGCAACAAGTTTTGGTACCCCAGAGGAAATTGAAGAAGAAATTGATAGCTGGAAAGACAGAGGTGATCTTGAAGCTAAGGCTAACAAGTTCAAACCAAAGTTAGATGCTATGCAAGCTAGAGTTGTTCAGCAGAAACTTGCTCAACAAGAGCAGCTGAAGAGACAACAAGCAGCACAAGCACAGGCTTATATGCAGAATGTATATAACACCTTGGCTAATGGTGAGTTAGGTGGAATTAGACTTGACAGAAGAACACAAGAACATCTGTACTCAGGATTAATTCAACCAAACTATCCAAGCATTAGCGGTAGACCAACTAATCTATTGGGTCATCTATTAGAAAAATATCAGTATGTTGAGCCTAACCACGGTTTGATTGCTGAGGCCCTATGGTTACTTTCTGATCCTCAATCTTATAAAACTAAGGTTAGAGAGCAAGGACAGAAAGAAACAGTAGAGAAGACAGCTAGAATGCTGAAAACAGAAGAAGCCAGAAGAACAGTAAGTTCTCCTGTAGTAGAGAAAGAAGAAGTAAGACAAAGAACTATTAAAAGAAATAATAACTTTTTTAAACGATAACCCTTAATTTAAATCATAAATTAAATGTCAACTCCAGTTTTAAACAATGGTATATTTCTACGGGATACCAACTACGCAGCTAGTTCACACGTAGATTCTTACCACTTGGTTAACATGTTGAAGAATGCAGAACCAATGGACATGGGTCCAGTGGATCTGTGGGCAATGGCTCAAAAGGTCGAAATGCCACTCTATCAGATGTCTAGCTTTGGTGGGAAGAACGTAATTATGGTTGATAACGCTAGAGGTGAGTACAAGTGGCAAACACCAGTTGTACAAGACCTCCCTTACATCATTGAAGACATTGAGTCTGGAAATGAGACTAAGGGTATTGACGGTACAACCTTCAAAATCAAAATCTCACGTCGTGAGTTTGGTCATGGTGATATCATCACTTATGACAAATACAACGGTGTGGAGATGTACATTGTTCCTGATCAAGACATTATCCCATTGGGTGATGGTTTTGTGTACACCGTACAATTGGTGAACAATGACAGCACTAAGTATTTGGATAACAAATATTTGGCTTCTGGAACTAAAGTATTCCGTAAGGGTTCTGCCCGTGGGGAGTACGGTGAAAGATTCTCTGATATTCAGATCCAGTCTGGCTTCCGTGAATTCTACAACTTTGTAGGAGGTGCTGAAGCTCACGTACACTACTCTATTTCATCCCGTGCTGATCTTATGATCAAAGGTGGTATGAATGCAGATGGTACTGTACCTGTAACTGAAATCTGGAGAAACTTTGACCAGAACATGGATCCATCTATCACTAACCTTGAGAACATGGTTAGCCGTATGGGTAAGGATTATGTTAAGCGTGCAATGTCAAATGGTTCACTTTCTCGTACCTTCTTGACCACAATGGAAGCAGCTCACTTGACTAAAGTAGCAAGTGACATTGAAACTTACTTGATGTGGGGACAAGGTGGTAGAGTTCGTCAGGACGGTCCAGATGATATCAGATTGTCTGTGGGTCTCTGGAAGCAGTTGGATAACTCATTCAAGAGAGTATACAACAAGTCTGGTTTCAACTTGGATTTGTTCCGTTC